AGATATTCATGCAGAAGCATTTTCCCTGAAATTCTACTACCCGGCGAATTGTTACTTAATTCTATTGACCTCCCTAAAGCAGTCTCAATCTGCTGCTGGATAGTATGTTCTTGACCTCTATCCTGACCTGCCGACCTACAGAACTTAATAACTTTAGGGTTCTCACGTTCTACAAATGATTTAATGATTGGTGCCCATTCTTCAATCTTAGTTTTAAGCCAACATAACTCGCGGTATAAACATAATTTCTTAGTAGGCGATATAGCATAGAAACCAATATATGTCATCGCTGCAAATCCCCAATCTCCAATGACCATCTTAGGCCACCAATTAGGGATTGCAAAGGGTTCAATTACATGAAGCGCGTTTTCTGGTTCGTCAGGATACCGCCTGTCTCGGAACTCATCAAATACTTGACCTTGGTAAGCATCCCAATCGCCAAACTTACGAGCTTTCCGCTCCGCTTCAGATGGTATACCATCCAACCTAGCAGAATACTCAGGGTCAGCATGAGGATTATCGCTAACAGTTGAATGAACATAAAATCTCTTAACATTCCCCTTACCTACAATTATCTTTCCACCGTCAGGGTAGGGAGTAACGAATCGTTTCTTTGCAAAAGTGTGTCCAATTCCACCCGGCATCCCTGCTGCCCTAATTATGGCAGGAAGTTCAGGAACTTTAGTCCTAACCCTAGTAAAACCAATATAAAGATATATATACTCAGTGAAAGAAGTAAGCTCATCAGGAGTAAAAAGATTGATTTCCATTGAGTCATATTTGTGAACATCTGATTCTTCCTCACAATGACCCAAGAAAATCATCGCGCCTTCGTTTGAACCACCAGTTCCACCGAATTGGTCTGGTCTGGGAAAGGTCCAAACCATATCAGTCTTATTGAATGTAGCACCAAACTTAGGGTAAATTTCGCGCGAACGAGGAACAATCTCATTCCGTAACTCTGGGAAAGTTCGGCGCATAAAGACTTGCTTAAATGTCGGATTCTCGTGCCACCTATGTATGAGTCCGTATACAAGTAGCACATCAGATTTTCCGCTCGCATTACCACCTCCATAGAATGCTTCAAATATTGAATTAGGTAGACTTAGAAATATCTCCTGCTTCTTATTAGGCCGCCAGAATCCCCGGTCGAAACTCATTTACTTACCATTACGAGCATTAAGGTCAGTAAGAACTCTCTTAGCTTCGTTATCTTTAACATCAGTCTGAATACGATTAATCTTCGCGGCTACTGTCGTCAATCCTCCCGCACCCAATAGTGCTAGGAGAGTCTGATATGTAGCCTCATCTATATAACCCATAGCATGAAGCCCCGCGAGAAGCGCGATAATAGCGGCAATAATGTAGGTCTTGTAGGATGTTAACATTTCTTGAATCTCCTTGATTGATAATGCAGTATCGAATACTTCTTTCCACCACTTAATATCATTCAGTAGTTTAGGATTATCCTTTGCCTTTCTTAATAATCCATACAGCTTTTGAACTCTGTATAGATTAATTAAGTTACCTAGTCCCATTAGGCTGGCCTGAGAGTAATAAGGCAATTAGCAGCAGTGGAACGAATGAATCCGCCAGCCACATAGGACTGTCCATCTACCAATGTAATATTCACATCAGCCGTCATCACATCAGTATTGGACTGTTCTAGAGATGCGCCTGCTGTGTCTACAAATAGGAGACATCGACGCGCGGGTAGCGCATAGATTGTATTCTGCACAAGAGTATGTGGTCCGCCGATTGATAGAAGTTCCATATTTACTCCGAGTTCTTAACTCGTTCTTCTTCTCGCGTTCTACCAGCAGCTACACCTTCAGCAAAATCTGCACGTTTAGAAGATGCCATCAACTGACTTAATCTACCATTAACTGCAATCGTCAGTTCTTTTACATGATTAGAAGTCTGACTAGTTTTGAAAGCAGCATACATTGAAGATAATGTAGCTGTAACAAAAGCCAATAACAATCCTACAATAGTAATTGCATCTTCTCTAGTGCTATAAAGAATAACCACAACACTCCCAATAACTACAGCAACGGCAAGAAAAGTGCCAGCTATAATTAAAAGGTTGTGATGGTCATCTTCTGGTTCCTCATCTATTGTTTCAGTCATTCCTTTACCTGGACCACATCAAAAACTTTTTCGCTTCGCATCTGGGGACTATAGAAAATGAAGGTAGGTCCAGAATTACTACCGTTAGTCTTAGAAACTTCTGGTTCCATAGTTCGGATTACAGCAGCCATGTCCTTAGCTACACTCGAAATGTCCTTAACCTTAGCTGATTCAATTTTATCTTTTGTCAAACTATTGAGAGCCGTAACTAGTCTATTACGAGCTTTCTTAGCTATACGTTGCTTCGCATCATTGATATGTGCTAATCCAGGCTGTTCATTATAAGAGGAAGTAGAAGTGGAACCGTGATTGTAGGCGGATACAGAGGAAGGACTGACACCAAATTTATCTGCTAAATCTAGAGCTGATGCCCTACCATTAATAGCAGATTCTTCACCAATTATTTTTCTTAATCCTTCTGGGACTTCTGGATTTGGGCCTCTACCTTTATTGACAGGAACTATAGCCGCACCCGGTCTAATAGGCATAGGTGGGCAGGGAGTTAGATTGTCTAACTCTTTCTCAAAATCCCTATCGGATACAATACCCATTGGCATGGCTTCACCATGAATGAATAGTCCGGGAGACTACGAGATAACGATAGTATGAACTCCACTCGCAATAGTGTCAGTAATCGTTGTGACACCATGAAGGTCGAATTCATATACAGGGGCATGATTAGTTTCACCACCAGCGAACAACTGAATAACCTCGCGCACTACATCTACAGCAATAGATGTAAGCCCCCTAAATGCTAGTGTAGTAGCCTGTTTAGCTGGACCAGTCTTAGCAGTTACCGTAGCTGAAAAGGTTGAGCTTGTAGCCATTTTCTTCTCTCCTGATACAATAATATTATACGATTTTCAGAGCTGTTCCCACAGCACCATCCTAGCACAGGCTGAACTGAAAGTCAAATTTCTACACAGTTATACCTCAAATATTTTGAGTTGTTTTTTTCCCATAAAATATAGGGGGGAGTCCCAGAGTTACTAGAAATATAAATGTGGGAGGGAATGAAATTATATTATGTAAAGTCAGATGATTGTTATAGCGGCAAATTTCGTGCCAACTTTACGTTCATACTCTGAGCGGTATCCCGGTATGGTTATTGCATATTAGTGCCCCTCGCTCATATTATATGAGTCAACAAATTTTGTAGTTGTCCAGTTATGAGACACCAATTTATGTAGCCAGCTAACCCATTGAAAACACGGGACTTAGTTCGCCCTGCCTCGAATCTGGACAGTCCGGGGCTACACTTTGGGGGGCTTCCGTTATTCTGTTGAGAATATCTACGCGAAAACATTAGAGAATACGCTCATTCTCGGGCTGGACGATGGCACACAGGTTGCTATAGAGTAGGATAGGCTGTAGGCGCGCGGTTGGCACAGGCGGCCACTATTCGGGGCGAGCACCAACCGCGCGGTAGTTCAAACGCTCTTTGACAACCGAATAGCCCGAGTCTACTGACCAGAAAAGAGGACAGTAGATTGCAGACCAAGGTCGCCAAGTTCACCTTTTCAATCCCCGAGGGCCATCCGCAGGCTGGAGAGAAGCTTGAGAAAAGCTTCGATTATCAGGTTTGCGACAATGAGACGGAAGCCACTTCTGTCATTACTGACAAAAAGTGGTCGGTCGTCGGAATGGTCAACGATATCCTGAAGGCTAATGCTCGGAGCAACGCTTATCAGGCCGCTCTCTTGCCGTATCGTCCTTCCGAGGTATCTCAGGAAGATATCAAGGAGCGGATGATTCGAGACTACATCCGTCTGGGCATCCCGGAAGATGCCGCGCGTAAGCAGGTTGACTCCTTGCTTGCCGCTACTGCTGAGGCAACCGTCTAACATGGTCAGACTCGGGCTATTCGGTGTTTTAACTGTTCTTTTGATAGCGGAGTCGGTCGCGCGACGATGAGCCGGGAGGCATAATATAAGTCCTCCCGGCTCAATTTTTTTTTCGCGTATGGCTGGCCCACTGCTTATTGCGAATCTCAAATTTACATTATAGGTGGCTTTAGCTTTGCTTATTGCATAAATCATAATTATGATGAATTTGGCTGCGCGATTGCTTATTGTGTAGTCTATTATTCAGTTAATTCTGCCTGCCTTTCTCCAACCGTCCCCTTATTCACAATCAAACTTGTAAAAAACAGGGTTTTAAATTTACTTTCATAAT